CTCAAGAGAACCCTTACTATTTTATCTACGCTAGAAAATACACAGTATGTTTTGCGGGCGGATTCGATGGTTGGGATATCTACAGACAATGGAGAACTAATGAAGATAGATTCCAATTAGGAGCATCAGGATTTTTAGCAGGAGCATATCCTTCTTCAAGATATCCAAACGCAACTGGTGAGGGGTTATTTAAAAGAATTACTGTACAAAACAATACTTCAGACTTTGGTAATACTGACTACTACGCTTACTTACTTGGTATTCTTACGTTCTCAAACCCTGAATCTACAAATATTAACGTATTTGCAACTGCAAGTATCGATTACATAAATAACTCAAACCTTTGTGAAGATGCGATTAACATGGTTCAATTTTCAAGAGCTGACTCGGTTTATATTGTAACAACTCCTGACTATAGAATGTATACACCAGACGGAACAAGTCAGTTTGATGTTATCTACTCTCAAGAAGCGGTTGATAACTTAGATAATACAGGAATTGATTCCAACTATACAGCAACTTACTATCCTTGGATATTAACAAGAGACACAGTTAACAACACACAAATATACTTACCAGCAACTGGTGAGGTTTGTAGAAACTTAGCTTTAACCGATAACATTGCATTCCCTTGGTTCGCATCAGCGGGTTACACAAGAGGTCTTGTAAACTCAATAAAAGCTAGACAAAAACTAACTCAAGAAGATAGAGATACATTGTATCAAGGTAGAATCAACCCTATCGCTACGTTCTCTGATGTTGGAACAGTAATTTGGGGTAACAAAACTTTACAAGTTGCTGACACAGCTCTTAACAGATTGAATGTTAGAAGATTGTTGTTACAAGCTCGTAAGTTGATTTCAGCGGTAGCTGTAAGATTATTGTTCGAACAAAACGACCAAATCGTTAGACAACAATTCTTAGACAGTGTTAACCCAATCTTAGATTCTATCAGAAGAGACAGAGGTTTATACGATTTCCGTGTAACAGTTTCATCTTCTCCTGAAGACTTAGATAGAAATACACTTACAGGTAAGATTTACTTAAAACCTACGAAGGCTTTAGAATTCATCGACATTGAATTCTTCATCACTCCAACAGGAGCTTCGTTTGAAAATATCTAATAAAAAAAATGGGGGAGTTTATCTCCCCCTTTTAGCCAATATGAGAAGAATACTAGAAGGATTTAGAGCAGAGCATACACCAGATATGAAATATTATGCATTCGATTGGGATGATAATATTGTTCATATGCCGACTAAAATAGTTTTGAAGACTGAAGACGGTGATGAGGTTGGGATGAGTACTGACGATTTTGCGGAATATAGACATAACATTGGGAAAAAACCGTTTAATTATAAGGGTGAGACGGTTGTTGATTTTGCTGATGATGCTTTTAGAAACTTTAGAACTTCGGGTGACAAAGACTTTTTAATAGATGCAATGACCGCTAAAAAAGGTCCCGCGTTTAACGACTTTAAAGAGGCGATTAATAACGGTTCGGTTTTTTCAATAATCACTGCGAGAGGTCACAACCCAAACACGTTAAAAGAAGCAGTTTACAATTATATCATCAACGGATTTGGTGGTATTGATAAAGACCAACTAGTTAAGAATCTTAAAAAATATAGAACATTTTCTGATGAAGATGACATGTCTGATGATGATTTAATAAGGTCTTATTTAGAACTTAACAGATATCACCCCGTATCGTTTGGAAATGATGGAAGTGCTGCAAGTCCTGAAGAATTAAAGGTAATGGCTATGGACGAATTTGTGGACTATGTAAAAGGATTAGCTGCGTTACTTAATAAAAAGGCATTCCTAAAAAGAGATATTGCTAATAAATTCATACCAGAACAACCTAAAATAGGTTTTTCAGATGATGATTTAAAGAATGTAGAAAAGATAAGTAAACATTTTAAAGATAAACCAGATAATATAGTAAAAACTTATTCTACTGCTGGAGGAATTAAGAAGGAATATAAATAATGAATATTAATTTCTAACCACAAAGTAAATAGAAATATTTTTGATAAGACTATATTTATAAGATATAAAATAAAAAAAACAAAATTATAATAACATGGCTGATTTACTAATGAAAATGCCGATTCCTTACGAACCGAAACGTCAGAACCGATTCATCTTGAGGTTTCCTTCAAGCTTGGGAATAAATGAGTGGTTCGTTGAAAGTACGAAAAGACCATCCATCAAAATTGCTTCAACAGAAATACAATTTTTAAATACATCAACATACGTTGCAGGTAGATTCAACTGGGATGAAATGACGGTTAAGTTTAGAGACCCAATTGGTCCTTCAGCTTCACAAGCTCTTATGGAGTGGGTTCGTTTACACGCTGAATCAGTAACAGGTCGTATGGGATATGCTGCGGGTTATAAGAAAGATATTGACTTGGAGATGTTAGACCCGACAGGTGTTGTTGTTGAAAAGTGGATTCTTTATGGAACCTTCTTAACAAGCGTGGACTTCGGTTCTTTAGGATATTCAACAGACGCGTTAGCTGATATTACAGCTAGTCTTCGTCCTGACCGTTGTGTGTTAGTGTACTAATACTATTTATAAAAAATCAATACAAACTATATTTAACCGTAAAGACATAAACTTTACGGTTATTTTTTTTATATGGAAAATCAAACATCAAATTACGCACAACAGAATTTCACATTACCTCATGACGTAGTGCCTCTACCATCTCAAGGTACATTTTATAAAAACAAAAAGAAATCTGTTAAGGTAGGTTATTTAACCGCCACAGATGAAAATATCCTGATGGCGGGTGGAGATGATATATCTGTTAATCTAATCAGAACAAAACTTTATGAACCTGACATTAGGGTTGAAGATTTGTTGGAAGGGGATGTAGAGGCAATTCTTGTCTTTTTAAGAAACACGGCATTTGGACCTGAATTAAATGTTAATGTTACAGACCCCACAACTAGAAAACAATTTGAAGCGACGGTTGTATTAGATGAGTTAACTATAAACCAAGGACAGATTCCTTCAGATGACGGAACATTTACAACATTGTTACCAAAGTCAGGTGCTACTATTAAATTAAAACCAATGACTTACGGTGAAATTATTGAGATAAATAAAATGACTGCTCAATATCCTGTTGGAAGAGTTGCACCAAGAGTTACTTGGAGATTACAAAAACAAATTGTTGAAGTTGACGGAAATCAAGATAAAGGTGAGATAGCTAAATTTATCGAACAAATGCCGATTATGGATTCTAAATTCATAAGAAGTTTTATGGATGAAAATGAACCAAGATTAAACATGAACCGAGTAGTAACAACCCCATCAGGAGATAGACTGACAGTTAACGTCGGTTTTGGGGTGGAATTTTTTCGTCCTTTCTTCTGATTATAGAAAAGGACAACTAGATGAATTCTTTTATTTGAATACATTATTAAATATAACATATCAAGATTTTGAAAGAATGCCCATTTTTATGAGAAAATATCTTTTAGATAAATGGGTTGAAACTAACAAGAGGGACTAAAAAAATAGTCCTTCTTCTATTTATAAGAAAAACATTTAATGGCTGACGACAAAGAAAAACCAAGTGAATTTGGTAAAAAACTAGGTGAAGCGGTTTCTTTCGGTATCGATGAGTTTATTGATGCTGCCTCGGAAATGAAGAAAGCTGCTAACGAATTAGTTGGTGGGTTTACTTTATCAAGAGCGAGAGTTGGTGAGATGATGACCGCTGTGAGTGAAGCTGCACCGAGATTAAAAAGACTTGGTGCTGACTTTGAAGGTACATTAAAGGTAATGAAAGACATTGCCTCAGCGACAGGTAAAAACACCTTAGCGTCGGCGGAAAGTGTTGAAAAATTGTATGCAACCACTCAAGTTATTGGTGGAGAAGTTAGTAATATTGTTAGTTCATTTACAGATGCCGGCATTCAATTCGGTGTTGTTGGAGGACAGTTGGAGGAATCAGTATTAACTGTTAGAGATTTAGGTTTAAATGCCAAAGAGGTGATGGGTCAAGTTGTTGATAACACATCAAAACTAAATAAGTTTAATTTTGAGGGAGGTGTTCAAGGATTAACAAAGATGGCAGCAAGGGCTTCACAGTTCAGGTTTGATATGAGTGAGGCGTTTAATTTAGCTGAAGACGCAATGAATCCCGAAAGAGCTGTTGAATTGGCTTCATCATTCCAAAGGTTAGGTGTTTCGGTTGGTACACTTGCGGACCCATTCGCATTGATGAATGCGTCCATTAACGACCCAGGAGCATTACAAGAAAGTTTAGTTAAAGCAAGTAAACAATTTACATACTTCGACGAAAAAACAAAATCATTCAAGATTAATCCTCAAGGAATGTTGACTCTTAGACAGTTGGCTAAGGAAACTGGTATGAGTTATGATAACTTATCTAAATCAGGATTAGCCGCAGCGGAATTAGATAAGAGACTGTCACAAATAAGCCCAAGTTTAAACTTCAAAGACGAATCAGACAAACAGTTTTTAACTAATTTGTCTGAAATGGATGCATCAGGAAATTATGTTGTTAAGATTAGGGATGACCAAGGAATTGATTCAACAAAGAAACTTAGTGAAGTTACACAAACAGAATTTGATAAATTAATCAAAGCACAAAAAGAACAACCTCAGTCAATGGAAGACATTGCAAGGGCTTCCATGAAGACGGGTGATATAGTTGCAAATGATGTTGCATCAATTAAAGAAGCAGTTGTAAGAGGTGCGGTATCGACATCTTTTGTTAAAGACAATATGGAGGCGTTCAGAAAGATTGTAACAACTCCGACAGGTTCAATATCAAAAGAAGTAGCTAAAACCGACATATTCAGCACCCAATTTAATACTACCGCCAAAACAATTGAGGGAGCGGTGAATGAGATGATAAAAACAGGTGGTAAATCTATGGGTGATATTATGAAAGACCTTGGTAGTAAATTTGGAGAGCAAGGTAAGTCAATTGGAAAAGTTGTTGAAGGACTAAGTCAAAAAATTTATTCGGACATTAAAGGAAAAAACATGAAAGTTGGTGATTCTGCATTGGGTAAGTTAGCTGCCAGTGCGTTGGAAGGTCTCGAATCATACATTGATAAGACATCTGTGGGTAAGGCAGTAGCTGCTCAGAAAGGTGGAACAACGGTTAAAGCCTCACCATCTAAGTCATTATTCTTAGAAGGAACAGATTCATTAACAAAAACAGCAAATCAAAACCAAACATTAACATCAACAATCAATAAGACTGTTGACTATAGTGGCACTGTTGTATTTAAAGTTGAAGCTCCCGCAGGTGTTAGTAAACAATACTTAGAACAATTCTTGAACGAAGAAAAATTCAAAGAAATGGTATACAAATATGTTGAAGAAAAAAACAAACAACTGCAAAAGACAAAGTAATTTATTATCAGAAAAATACCTATTAACCTATTTATAATAAAAGTATTGAATGGGTAGTCCATTAGATTTAGTTAATTCAGACGCGTTTAGAAAGAAACTCATTACGAGAAACTTGACCCCTTATGCTAAGGCTCCCAATAGACCTACGCCTCCATTTAATACAGAATACATACAATCAGATACATCAGTTCAAGACAGTCCTGACCAATTAATAGACGAACCATCGTTTGCTAATAAGTTATATCCATTGAATAAGTGGGGTAATGAGGGAGGGTATCAACAAGCTCCTGACCCTGTTGGGAATACAAATACAAAATCCAACGAAGGTGAATATGGTTTCGCAGATGCTAGAATTATAGATGAGGCGGAGCCTGAATCAAAGAATTGGAGAAAAATTAATGCCTTTGGTAACGGTAGTGAGCAATTATATGACAGTGGTGAATTCGTTGGTAATTTAGAAACAATTGATGCCAACGGTAGTACAAGATATTATAACAACCAACCATACCCAAACTTCAATCCGTCAACATACGGACCTGTTTCAATCTTATTAACACCTGACCCTCAAGGTAGTAACGGTTTGTTAAGTTCTGACTCATATCTTGCTCGTTTAGGTGCTTCAAGATTAAGAAAAGGTTTTGAAGAAAGAATTGCCACAGCGATAGTTCAACAAACTGTAGGTAGAGCCAATGCGTTTAACGTAAGAAGTGGTACAGACGTTTTAAATTTAGTTACAGGTAGAGTTCCTTTAATTGAACCTAACTACACGATTACCGCACCATCCAACCCAATATTAGCAGCAACAGACTTCGCATTAAGATTAGCGGGTAGTACAATACCAACATCTACAATTCCTGGTTCATACTTCGATGCAAGTATTAATTCAGGTCAACCAACAACAATACAACAATTAAGTTCTGCGTTCCTTAAAACGTCTGTCGGTAAATCATTCAGTAGATTATTGGGTGGTGACAAGACAGGTTCTCAGTTATTCTTAAACAATACAGGTGGTGGTCAAAAGTCGAGATTATTCGGTAACATTGACTACAACAAGTATAAGCCGGATTATCAAAGAACATTATTTGATAGGGCCGCTGGTGTTTTAGTTGGTTCTACAACAAACAATAGTAACTTCTACGTAGGTTCAACAACATCCGACCCATCAAGAATATTCTCACCAGGAGGTGATATACCGGTAAACCAATTCGGACAAGAGGTTCAATCTCCTGTTTATGGTCCAGGTGAACTTGCTGCGTTATACGAAGGTCCTGATTTGGAAAGTAAACTTGGTGCTAACGGACCTACATATAGTAACGGTGGTGGTGTTGAAGGTGGATTCACTTGGGTATCACCAAAATACAAAGACAATGCTGGTAAGTATGTTGGTATTGGTGGTGAGATTATTAGACAGGATGAAGATTTTAAACCGTCATCATACAACAAGACCGAGTCGACAAACCAAACATATAGAGAAGGTTCAATTCTTGATGACACACAAAGACTAATTAATAGCCAACCTCAAGGAGGAAGAAGATTACAGCACGTTGGTAATGCTATCGACCAAGTTAGTAAGGTCTTCCATGATGGTTATAGAGAGATTACGAAGGGTTCTAGAGTTCTTAAGTATATTGGTTCAATTGGACAAGAGGTGGGAACAGAGTACTGTCGTATCTTCACTAAGGACGTTCCTTATTTACAATACAATGACCTTCAGAAAAGAAACGGTATGACAACCGAAGGTAGAAAGTTTGCTTATTCAGTAATGGATAAGACATGGAATTTAAACATCTATCCAAACAAACAAGAAGGTGGTCAAGATTCTACGAATCTTATTGGTACAACCAACAACTCTTATGCCAAGAAGTATATGTTCTCAATTGAGAATTTAGCTTGGAGAACATCTAACACACCAGGTTTTTCTGTTTCAGATTTGGCAATATGCGAAAGAGGACCTAATGGTGGTAGAGTTATGTGGTTCCCTCCATATGGTTTAACATTTACTGAAAACGTAAGTGCGAATTGGAAAAATACAGATTTTATTGGTAGACCTGAACCTGTGTATACATACAACAATACAAATAGAACGGGGAGTTTAACGTGGAAGATAGTTGTTGACCATCCTTCTGTATTAAATTTATTGGTTGATAAAGTTCTTAAAAATGAAACTAACAGACCAAGAATTGATAGTATTATTGATTCATTCTTTGCGGGATGTAGAACATATGACTTATATGAGTTAGCCAAAAAGTACTATACAATTAATCCTAATGATTTGTTCCAATTACAACAAATGATTTCATCTAAAGAGATGACAAAGGAACAATTAACATATGCGGTTAAAACAATTCAGCCGGGTAATACTGGAGGACAAGGGGAACTAGTTAAACAAACTAGCGAACCTATACAAATACCAAACTCTAAAAACATCGGGTTTTATTTTGACAATGATATACCTAAAGAAGGGAATAATGTTACGAATTTTGCTGCACAATATGCTGCGTATAGCACCAATGTTTTAAGTGGTGAATATACAAAGAAAAGCACTGCGGCGTTGACACAATCATTTTTTAATTCAGTGGTTGACCCTAACTACAAACAAATTCAAAAATTATGTGAAGATATCGGAAACGCGTTAAAAAACAATGAGGGAACCGTTACAATAACAATCGATTCCAGTTGTTCTGCCCCTGCTAGTACGTCTTACAATGAACAATTATCCAAAAGAAGAATTAACGCAGCAATACAATATTTCACAACAAATACAAATACCGCGACATATTTTAATAGTTCACCAAGAAGATTATTTCTTGTAGAAGGTAAAGCGTCTGGTGAAAATGCAAGTGTACAACAATATGACGCACAAGAGAAAAAATTTACAGGAGGGGCTGTGGTAAGTTGTACTGATGGTGATGCAAACGCTAAAGGTGGTGATACTCTCTCACAAACAAATAAGATTTATTCTACAACAGCAATGGCTTGTAGAAGGGCATATATCAATGTAGACACGTCAAAACTAACAGCACCACCAGCTCAACTATCTCAGTCTATAACACAACAAAAACCACAACCACAATTATCAAACGTTTTGGTAGGAACGGTTACACCTGTAACGACAACGGTTCAAACAATTGAAGAAAAGTTTGTGGAAAGAGACAATATCACAAAAAGAGTATTAAGGTCGTTGTTATCTGAGTGTAATTATTTTGAGGCAATTAAAGAAGAAACCCCAATGGTTTACGATAACTTGAAAGATAAGTTAAAGTTCTTCCAACCAGCATTTCACTCAATGACACCTGAAGGACTGAATAGTAGATTAACTTTCTTACAACAATGTATGAGACCTGGTGATACCATCCCAACAATTAAATCAGTGGGTCAAACAAACGAATTACAATATAACAATGCAACCAATACAGCCTTTGGGGCACCACCAGTATTAGTTTTAAGGGTTGGAGATTTTTACAACACAAAAATAATTCCAACATCATTGGCTCTCACTTATGAGGATTTGGATATTAATCCTGAAGGTATTGGTATTCAACCAATGATAGCTAACGTGACATTAGGTTTCAATTTTATTGGTGGTAGTGGATTAAAAGAATCTGTTGATAGATTACAAAACGCATTAACATTCAATTATTATGCTAATACTGAAATGTATGACGAAAGAGCCGACGCAACAGATTTAAGTTATAAAGTTATTGATAAAGCGTTCTTAAGTGCAATAGGTGCTCAACCACCTGCGGCGACTGTTAACCAAACACAAGATAACAATCCACAAACTAACGAGTCAACTATTGGTGATATATTGTCAACTTCAGGTACAACAGGTACAACAAGTTACCAAAAGTATATGGATAACCTTGTTGCACAAACTCAAACTTATTTCCAAAATTATATTAACAAGAGTAAAGAATGTGTCAAACAATATAATAACGCAATGTTACAGAATTTGACTTGTGATAGAAATTATACTAAAGGAACATTCTTGGTGGATACAACACCAGGAAAAGAAGTTTACTTAATAGGAAAACCTAACAATGTTCAACAAGTTGTTAATAATGTTTTTACTGATTATGTTGTAAACATAGAAAGCACTGACCCTAATACTCAGGATAGATTTATTAATTTCATGTCCAATAATAAAGGATTTAGTCCTAAGGTTATTAGACAATTAACAATGAACTTAAAAAACTTCGTTGTTGGTAAAACAAACACATATCAGAATGCTGTTACTCAATTAAGTCAAGAATTAGTCAACCAACAACAAACCTACATTCAATATCTTACAAGAGCTAATGTAATGCCTCTATACAAATCAGGACCAACAACAGGTACGGATGGTTTCCAAGAAAAGAATGGTAATATTATAATTTATGATATTAGTGGAACAACAGATGTTTATAACAAAACAGAGGCTCCCGATACCTTTGATGAGATTCAAAAAGACATTAGAAAGATTGGGCGTAATATTAGTGAGTACTATGGGTTATTAATTACCGCTAGTACAGTCGAGTATAGCTCAAAAAAATATACAGGTATTGGTTTATATGGTACTGACACAGAACAAACAACTTATGAGAAGTATTTGAAACCAATTGTATTTGTGCCATTTACTGAAGGTGATTTTGGACAAATTGTAAACAACAGTATTGGAAACCCAAGTGGTGTTGGAACACCTCAAAATTATGCGTTTAGAAGGATGTATATGATTTTATCACCAGAAATATTGGATGATAAAAAATATCAAACCTTTAAAGATGCGATGATTAATAATATAATTAAGAATAACGATATTCTTGGTAGTGGAAGTCAAGACGTTGCTGCACAATTTGATGCTTATTGGATTGGTACTGCCAAGCCACAATTTGCTAAAGAAAATGCTGTGACAACTGCGTTCCTTGAAAACTTAGAAAAAGGTAAATTAAAAAACTTTATAAACTATACACCATTCCCAACTAAGAAAAGATTATTTACGTTTGAAAAATCAACCGCACCAACGGCAAGTCAAACTGAAGTGATTACAGGATTGGGTAGAGTGTTGGCTAATTCAGACAAACAAACTTGGAACAACCAAGATAAACCATCGGCATATGTTTCAAAATTAAAACTTAATTAATGGCGTATCCATATTATAATCGATATAGTGAATTCATCATTAATGGTGAACAAACTGTCGTGCCATTTGTTAACATTGCTCAAAAGCCTACAGACCAAACATTTATCTACAAAGTTGCAAGAAGTAGATTAGATAAAGTTTCTCAAGAATTTTATAACTCTCCATATTTCAGTTGGTTGATATTACAAGCAAATCCTCAATTTGGTGGGTTAGAAGATAATATTTATGACGGTGCAGTATTGATTATTCCATTTCCGCTCATAGCTTCTTTACAGGATTATAAAGCGGCATTAGAAAATCATTTTTATTATTATGGCAGGTAATTTACAAGCTGACAACAGCGGAAACATATTGGTGGATTTTGACTATAATAATATTATTGTAGTCGACCCTAACAAAACAATCGACAATTTTGGTAACATTAGAGAAAGATTAGTTGACCATGAGAATTTGGTTATGTATGCCAATCTTGAAGCTGAGGTTGTACCAAGAACAAAATTAGCGGTGGGCGGAAGTCCTGAAGATAGAATTAGAACTATATCTGTTGCTAAAATTAATTTTCTAAAACCAACAAAAAATACCTACTTAGGGACGGGTTATTATGATGAGTTAACTGGACAAAACTCCACTAAGTTTCAGGGTGTTAATCAACCCAAACAAACCTTGAATCAAACTGCGGATGGTAAAGAGTCTTATAAGGTTAATAGTGTTGCAGACCAAACGAACGTAATTGACACTGGATTACTTGGTATGACAAGTATTAGTATTAGAACAAGTACGTCATTTATTCCAAGTGTATCAATCACATTAGAAGATGTACAAGGTAAAGCGTTATTTCAATTGGGTAATAACTCACCGTATGCCGCATTTTTTAATTTGCCATATTGTCCGTTCTATTTAACACTGAAAGGTTATTATGGACAAGCAATTAGATACCAATTAAATCTTGAAAAATTTAGTGCTTCATTTAATAGTTATAGTGGTAACTACATTGTTAACTTAGAATTTAAAGGATATAAATTCAATATCTTAAATGAGATTTCTTTTGGTCATTTACTTGCAGCTCCACACATGTATTCTCAAAGATTTCAAATTACGCAATCTCCGACTGAGGGACAAAATGCCAATGAATCGAAAGACACATCCACAGCTGGTAAATCTGGTATTGGTACAACAAGTACAACAAATGTAACATCAGAAATAGTTGCCGAAAGGGGTTATCAAAAAGTTGTTGAAGTTTACAGTGAATACAAGGCCAAAGGATTAGTTTCAAGAGATTTTCCTGAGTTAACGGTTCAGCAATTGATGAATAAATTGGATAATTTTGAACAAGCTATTGTCAATTCCTATCAAAAGGCTAATGTCGAACCACTTACGAATATTCGAAACTATCAACAAAAACTTAAAGATTATTTTGCTAATGTAAGAGGTGCCGACTCTTCTTGGTTCAATACATATTGTGATGTTAGACCAATTTATTTAAAAGATAAACCGTCGGTTGTTTATGCATACAAAGCCAATTTAGACCAATCAGCAATATCTGAGGCAAATACTAAACTATCTGACTTAGTTGCAAGATACAATATTGGATTGGCTGAAAACCCAACATTGGGAAAGGCCGGAACTTCACCAATCGCAAATCCAATTAAGTATGATGATTTTTTCAGAACAATTGTTTATTCGAATATTGATTGGATAGAAACAACAAGGTCACAAACAGGTATTATTGCTCCCACAGAAGAAGATGTAAAATTGGTTCAAGACAGACTATCTAAATTTTTTAAAGTGTCGTTCGAACTAAATATATTTTCTACTATTCCAATACCCAAAGAAATTGTATTACCTAAATTCTTAGTATTTGAAGGAGACAAAGGTTTCGATAAAACTCTTGCTAACATGGAGACTCAAGCTAATGCAAAACTTGCTGAGATTGAGGGATTGTTGTCTGCAGACTTGGCTAGAAAGATAGAAGACAAAGCAACAGGTTTGGGTTTCAGACCTACGGTAAGAAACATTATTGCGGTATTAATGGCCTCTTCAGAGGCGTTTATTAGGTTGTTAGATGATGTTCATACAAATGCGTGGAATGTCAAATACGACCCCATCAGAAAGAATGCCATATTAGATAACCCATCATCAGCGCAAAGTTCCGATAGTAGAGATGATGTTAAAATATCTACAAATGCACAAGAATCGAATCAGGGGTTATCCACATCTCAGATACCGGTGTACCCATGGCCACAATTTTTTGTTGAAACACCTGAAGATAAAAAAGGAAGATTCCAACTAAAATATATTGCCGACCCATCTGTTGTTAATCTAACAAAAGGTTATTTGTATGAAAAATGGCCTGAGGTTGAATTTGTTGAGGAGTATATGAAAGGGTTAACACAAAAGTTTCAAAATCCATTAAGTCAACCTTCCTTGGACGCGGAATCAACAACAATAATAAATAATGTAAATGCTATTGAGTTTCCGAACGTGGGAATTGCTTACGTGAATAAAGAAGAAATAAAGTTCTTTTATGAAATTTGGGAAAGACAATATCTTACATCTTTTTATTCGGGATATGTTAGGTTGTTAGGTAACAACAACGGAAGTGATGTGTTTGCTGAATATACAATGGCTGCCGAATCTCAAAACATAAAACTAAGTTTAGGTGCAAGTTCGCCATACCTTAATTTAAAATTAAAGAATTTAAATTTAAATTCCGCAAACTATGTTAGTACGTTAGAAACAATTTCAAATCAGGGTACAGGTAGAGCTTATCAAGATTTCATTAGAGATTTTTATGTGACACCGTATATTAAAACTTTGACAGAATCACCATTTTCAATTTTAAAATTGAATGAAACTGGTAAGATTCCTAAAGAACCTATAGTATCCGAGGCTCTTCAACAAATTGTAACATCTCCTTATAACACACCAATGTTATTGGACACCTATCCGTTTACAGACGGAACATGGTGTTTCAAAAATATGGATAACTCAGCGGCAAATACAAATGAGTTAGTTTATAATACAAACAAAACGTATAAAATTTACTCGGAAAATAAGGTTATTGCTAACTTTGATACTTTAACAGATTATACAACAAATAGACCTGTAACAAACTTTTCTTATTTGAGTGTAAGTAATCCATCAGATGGTCGTACCAATGTTAATCTAAACGAATTTTACGCCACAAGAGAAACAAAAAACTTTATACCAACCGAAGGATATTGTTATTTCCCATCACCAAACACTACTTTTGAAACTCAAACAACAACCTCAATATTAAACACACCGTATTTTATAAATGCAATTCAAAATGGTGTTAATAATTCAAGAAAGTCTGACCCATATCCTTATGTTCAGGCGGCTTATTTGTTTATTAATTCACTACCATTGGCGTCTACAAGAGAAAGATATAAGACATATTCACAAGGACAAACTACTGACTTGGATTATATTGCTTCAGTATTCAAAAAATTTGGTGCGATACATAAAGTACCATATGTTTGGGTTTTAAAAATGGGTTCTATTTGGCACAGATATAAAAAACATGTTGAAACAAATGTAGATATTTTAGATTCGTGTTGGAAAGAGTTTGATTATGTTGTTAACTACGACCCAATAACAAATGATATAAACCATAAGTATAGTTACGAAATAACTGTTAATGGAAAAAAAGAAGAACAAAATATTGTTTTACAAAACGAAACCACAACAAGTATTAAAATACAAAACGGATTTTATCCTAAGTTAGTTAACGACTTCAACGTATTTTATAATGGGTATGAATTATATCAAACTTACAGTGACAAAGAAATACAGGCTAGTTTAACTAATGGAATGAAATTATTTTCATTATCACAAGGTTCTATTTCGGGTGTAAAACAAAAAACAAAAGACCTTATAGTTGAACCTTTCAGTGTGGTTATTCCACATTTGATTGATGATTCATCTAAAAATCAATCTGTTTGTGTACCTGCCAACAATACTAAAGGTGGTGAGTATTATGTAATACCATCATTTGGAAACACGGTGAATCAAACTGCTACACAATGTATTAATACAATAGGTAATACCATTGTTGATTTAACATACAATCAATCAATGTATAACGGAAGTGTTAGATTATTATGGTCAGCACCAAACTACGGATATTTTGATTCTTTATCAATTCGTAAACCATCACCTGATTCTTACTTGAACTACATTAATCCTGAAAGAGCAATACAGGCACCAATGAGACTACTCTCGGGAAATACGTATTCTAAAATTGAAGAGATTTTCTCTGTGTTTGATAAATCAATTTTGAATCAATTTGAACAAGAGTTCCTGAATTTTTGTAAACCAATTAGTACGTTAGATGCTGCCCTCTCAGTAGTTGGAATTGGACAAAGCCCAATTGATATAAACGCCAACTTCAAAAACTTCCAATCGTTTATGAGAATCGCCATGACGGTTCCATCACAAACGACATCAGAACAAAACGACCAATATTTTCAAAATACAATTAATAGTCAAGCTCAAGTTTTTTGTTCAAACATAAAGAACTTCATGGAGTATGATGTTATCTTAAGAAATGGTAACCCCGGAAATTACAATAGAAGAATATTTGGCTCTTTTCTTGGCACCGCAACCGACCCAATTAGATACGAACCATATGTCAAAAATAGTTTACCAACATTAAGTGGTGGAATAACATTATCACAAAGTAAAGCAAAGTATCCACTTGAATGGGTGGCATTACAAACAACCGTAGGATTCTCAACAATTGCCAATTTAGAATATTCAGATAAAGGTTCTTATATTACTGACTTCTTTGTTGATAACAATATGTTATTTAGTGTACCAAACATTAATTTATATTCTGAGTTGATAAAAATATATGCAACGAGAAAATTATTAAATCCGACAATCACAACAGGAAATTTTAGAACACAAATACAAAACTTCATTTCTAATGGTACTAGCCTACAAAATATAGTTTTAAATAGAACATTAGAATCACTTAGAAAAAACTTAGAAGGGTATTCTCAATTACCTGAAAGAACAATTCAATCAGTTATTGACGGACAACAATCTAAAGTTGAAAACTACGAGGTATTCAAAGCTCTTAATGATAAATGGGTTGCTGGTGGTGACTACAAAACAAAAACATTGTTTGAGGATATGATGTTCTTAGACAGAGCATCAAGAAATATCGGAGATACAATTATCATTGATATATTTGACCTTCAATCAATGTTGGGTAAAAATGCATATAGTGAGTCAATGAGTGTCTTTACACTTATAAGTGGAATTTTAATCAAAAATAATTTTACGGTAATGCCTCTTCCGGCTTATGTGAATTTTTATAATGTACAAGATGTTTCAGGGATTAACATACCACAAAAAACTCAAGGTTCACTTGAGTTTGCGAATAGTATGTGGGGGACATATTTGAATGTGGATTACAGAAACTCAGGTCCAAAAATGATTTGTTTTTATGCAGGTAAACCATCACAATATTTGGATTTACCAAAAGGTAATTTCAGATTTAGGGACGATAGTTTTGAAATGAAGAGAGCCTCTGAGAATCCATTGATTGAAGACCTAAAAGACAAAAAAGATTTTGGACTATCAAACAGATGTGTTGGGTTTAATGTGGAAATAGGAACAAGAAATCAAAATGTGTTTTATTCATTCTCGGTTTCACAAGATGCGGGAAAGGCTACATCTGAGGCAATTAACGCACAATTGAATATGATTGACCAAGCGTCAGGTAGAAATGTTGCGACTCAAAATGTTAGTTTGTATAATCTATACAAAAATAGAAGTTATACTTGTACGATACAATGTCTAGGTAATGCCTTATTACAACCAACAATGTATTTCAACTTACAACATGTACCCATGTTCAACGGGCCATACATGATTACGGACATTTCACATAATATTACACCAGGTAATTTTGAGACAACTATTACAGGTGTTAGACAAGGTATTTTTGATTTACCGGCAATTGATAGTTTCTTACAAAGTATTAATCAAAATCTTTTAACCAAGATTGAACAAGCGGTTCTTAATAAAAAAGATGCAACGCCAACACCTGGTGCAACAACAGACCAAAGTAAGGCTGCTAAAATTATACAGGAGGCTAAGAGTGAACGAGAGGACCAAAATACTTGTAGTAATAAATTAAATCCGATATACACAGAACAAGGTTGGGCGTCAACAACAACAACTGCAACACCACTTTCAGAACAACTGTTTAAAGATGCTATTGTTAAAAAGACGTCCGATTCGTATCTTCAAACAATAATATACACTATATGTTATGTTAGAGTACGTCAAGGGACTAAAGATACAAATTCTTTTGTTGGGTTCAATAATAACTTTGCAACTGTAACCTTGGATATAGATTATGTTAATAACAACATATATTTTAATCAAACACCTAGAACATATTCTTGTGTGAATGTTCAATCAGGAACCGCAACAAATGTTAAAAATATATTACCTATTGCTAATTTCTCAGATATAAATAAGTTTTTAGATTTTATGATTTCTAAGTTGACTCCGAACATTCAAAGAATAACACAAATTGGATTACCAAAATACTATGTTTGTTATTGGCCAACAACAAACTTTACAGAAGAATATTACGAAACTAAAAAGGGTACCGAGTTCAAGGCGGTAATAGCTAATTTCGAATCAGCAATTAAGTCCGCAATAAGTTTGGGATTATCTGACTTAACTGGTACTTATGAACCACCACTTACACCAACAATTTCTGCGACCATTGGCTCAACTCCAACTGCAACAAGTTCTGTTACACCAACACCTACACCTACTGTGGGTACAATACCATCACCAACACCTACACCAACCTCTTGTGAAAAACCTGTTATTATTTCATTTACACCAACTTTTGGTGGACAGAATACTATTTTGACTATTACAGGAAAATACTTACAATCGACAACCTCAATCACTATAAACAATGTGATTGTAACTAAAGGAATTACTAAATCAAATGACGGAACTCAACTTACGGTCACTGTTCCTCAAAGTCAATCAACAAGTGTACAATCCAATACCATACTCGTAAAAACTCAAAATGGCGATGTAACAAGTACAAATAAGTTCACGTATGACCCTGCGTCAAAAACAACAAGTGCTTCTGCTGCACCGTTGAATACAACTAACGTAAGTCAACAAACACAAACAGATATCGCAACTAGCACAAGTTCAACAAGACAAGATGGACAAGCGGGTCCTAAAGTTCTATTAGAAACTGAAACTAATGGATTGAAGGGTATGGAGAAATTGGTTATATCAATCAATCCAGAAACTACTGGTTGGAGATTAAACCCACAAGCAGACTTAAAACTTCTTCTAGTAACAAATAAAAGAGGACCAAATAATACTCGAATACAAAGTAAAAGTGATATTAAGAAAACTGCATTACCAGGATATGTTACGGATAATTTACAAGAATTCGAAATTGATAATGTTAACGTTATTAATATCGCTTTAGATTACTTTACTCAGGAAGAATTAGATGCGGCAGCATATCTTACCGGACAAGTTGATGTTATTGCTACTTCACTTAACGGAAACAATCCTCAAACATATTATACAGCGTCATTCGTAATCTATTTTAACACTTAACATACTAACAGTATATTTATAATAAAAGATTTTTATGGACTTAAAATCAGCATTGAACAATTACCTTGGAAAATCAGTGAGATATTCTGAGGAAGATAACGGAGACGGAAGTAAACAAGTTTGTGACTTGGATACTGGAGACTGTTATACGGTAAGAGAAAGAGATGGTCTAATCGAAAGAGCCGGTCATCAGACAACCGCTAATAGAAAAGTTAGAGTTGAAACAGCTAACGGAATAAAACAACTTTTAAACGGATAACAACATGAGCTTAGATAGAAAAATCATCAGCGAAATTGAAAGATATAGAAATATCAACAAATACATAATGGAGCAAGATGCTACAGTACCACCACCGGCTGAAGACTTAGGTGCTGATTTAGGTGCAGTAGCACCACCACCACCTGCAGACCCTGCAGCGGCGGCACCTCCACCACCAGAGGCACCAGCAACAGCTGAACCAATAGACGTTGCAAATGACCCTGATGTTGAAAAGATTAACGATGACGGTGAGTCAGAAGAAAAGAAAGATGATGAGGACGAAAGCTCAGAAGAGTTGGATGTAACTGAATTAGTTGATTCTCAAAAAAACATTGAGAAAAAACAAGAAGATTATTTTGAAAACTTGTTTGGACAATTAAATAAGTTAGAATCAAGATTAGGTGAGATGGACCAAATAATGTCTAAATTGAACACTCTTGAAGCTAAGATTGAAAAATACAGAGAAAAAACTCCACAAGAAAAATTAGAGTTAAGGTCGTATGATTCATATCCTTTCAATCAAAAACTATCTGATTTCTTTGACGATAAGAAAGAAGAAATGGAGTTAACAGGTAAGAAAGATTATGTGTTAACATCAGACGAAGTAACTGACATTAATGCAAATGATATCAAAAAATCATTCCAACCAACAGAGGATGATTTAATGTAATACAGAAAAGAAATATTGAGAAGGTCATCGAAAGATGACCTTTTTTTATTTGACATAGAACCTATTTATACCTATATTTAATAAACAATTTAATAATTTTAATCAAAAAAAAAACATGAGTAACGTATTAGACGCCGTATTGGCACAGTATGAGAAATCACAGAATTCATCGGGCGGGGCCCAAAGTAAAATGTCGCAAGACGAAAGAATGAAAAAGTATTTCGCTTTAATCCTTGGTGATAAAGAGAAATCGGGACAAAGAAAGGTAAGAATCCTTCCTACCCAAGACGGTTCATCACCGTTTAAAGAAGCTTGGTACCACGAAATTCAAGTTGGTGGTCAATGGCAGAAGTTCTATGACCCAGGAAAGAATGACAACGAACGTTCACCTTTAAACGAGGTTTACGAAGAGTTAATGTCTACGGGTAAAGAATCAGATAAAGAATTAGCGAAACAATATAAGTCTCGTAAGTTCTATATCGTTAAAGTAATCGACAGAGACCGTGAAGAAGATGGTCCAAAGTTCTGGAGATTCAAACATAATTACAAGAACGATGGTATCTTGGACAAAATCATCCCAATTTGGAGAAACAAAGGTGATATCACCGACCCTACAACAGGACGTGATTTAATCATCGAGTTAACAAAATCAAAAACACCGGCAGGTAAAGAGTACACAAGTGTATCTACAATTATGTATGAAGACCAAGCTCCTGTTCACGCAGAAAAAGAGCAAGCAAATGCTTGGATTAACGATGAGTTAACTTGGTTGGATGTATATTCTAAAAAACCTGTTGAATACCTTGAGGCGATTGCAAGAGGTGAGACACCAAAATGGGACACTGAAAAAGGTGGATACGTTTACGGTGACGCAACGGTTGCTGAAGAAACTTTCGGTGGTGGCAAAAAGGCAGCACCTGCAAAGGCTGTTGACCCTCAAGCTGAAGCTGAGGCTGATTCGGATTTACCATTCTAATTTATACGGGTGGAGGTAATACTCCACCCTTTTTTTA